TGACAACACCTAAAACAGATTTTTCTTTAGAATATATAGATGGAGCATTAATTTGGGTTAAATTAAGTAAAGCAGGAGGAGGAACTATTAACCCACCTCAAGTTTTTAGTATAGATTTTTTATCAAATCAATTTGATAGTATAACAGATGAATTAGTAAATCCTAATCAACAAAGAGCATATACCATAGCTACATCAACTGGTAGTGCTTATGGAGGCATACCTACTGGAGTAATAGAATTTAATGAACCAGCAGATAACTCTAAAGCTCAATTAGATGGATGTATGGGGGCTGATGAGCTACTGTTAAAAGTAACAAGTGTTTCTCATGCAGGTTCTATTGATAAAACAATGTCGATAGTTGGGTTGCAATTATATTATAGGCAAACAATCCCAATTATTTTTCCTTCCATACCTGGCACTTCTAATAAATATATTGAAAGCTCAGGCTATCTCTATAAAAAGACCAATGATGCAGATACAGAAGAAAAAGCCAAAGAGCAAGACCTAGAAAAACTAATGGGAGCAAAATATTATTATTGTGGTGCAAATGGCTTACAGGCATCTTGGAGTGGTACACCTGATATTACAGAAATACATGAAGCACACAGAGACTTATTAATTAGGTTTGCAGGTATGGGAACATCTGATCCTAATGGGTGGAGTGATTTAAATAGTGCTAAAGATTGGAAAATAAGATATTGGCAACTTGAACCTGTAGAGCTTAAAAAAGAATTAGAAAAATTGCAGTATGAGGGTGGGTTTATATTTAGATACAAAAATGGAGATACATCAGAACCTCAATATATTTTTATAAAAGACTCATATTCATCAGCAGATCACGATATAACTAGAGAAGATTTAAAAGATGTTAAAATAGTTCCTGACGGTTATGATTCTTTACTATCTAAGATGGATATAAACTATCAAAAGCACCCAGCAGAAGATGGACATATATTTAGGTCAAGTGCATCAAACTCTACTACAAGAACTAATTATGGCATTAATTCTAAAGAAAATATTGTAGAGGTTAATTTAGATACATATTCATCGCCCGAGATACCAACATCACCAACTGCTAACCCTAATGATAATTTTTATTCATACTATGATAATGTATATGGAGATATTAAAATTAACATATCAGGAACAGTAATTAACCCTAAGTTTTATCAAATTGATATAGGAGATACAGTTTCTTTTAGTGATATGCATCCCGAAAAAGCATTTGGTAAATCTTTTACAAATGTAATATTTATGATTACTTCTTTATCTAGGTCAAGAGGGGTATTAAAATTTGAAGCTAGAGAAATAGCATAAAAAGTTAAACATTTAACTAATTAAGTTAAGGATTTGAACAAATGGCAAACATGAACATAAGAAAACCAAGATTTTATATAGATAGAGTAAACTACTTACTAACAAGAGGAATTGCTAACGACCAATTCTATTTAAATAGTGGATCTGGGTTACTGAGTACAATAATGAATAGTGGCACAGTATCAGAGTTATTTGATATGCGACCACTAAATCAAGTAAAATTTAATACTGCTAATAACTCTACTGACCATATTCTTTTATCAGCAGATCAAAACTTTGGTTCTTATAAAACTAATTTTATAGCTATACTAAATCATAATATGTTCTCAGCAAAAGCAAGAGTTAAGATAGCATCTTCTGATACAGAAGGTCATGTACAAGCAATAGATATGGGTAGTGCTACTCCTATAACTAACGTAGAACAGATTTTAAATTCTGATGGCATAAGTTCAAATGTAATTACACCTGATGCTGATGGGCATACTATCTTTACATTTGATGATTTTACCGATACATATATTGGAATACAATTTGAAGGAACTAATAGTGATGCTTTTGATACGAGTGGAAGTAATAATTTAGTTATAGGATGTATATTATTTGGAGAATATTATGATATGCCTCAAAGTCCAGATTTAAATGTAAAAAGAGATATTGTGTTTGATAAACAAAACTTACAAGAATCGATGGGTGGTCAAAAATATTCTAACTTATCTAGTTATGGTAAGCGATACATATCAGCAACTAATAAATCACCATTTCATACATATACAGGAAATGAGGATCGTGGAGTTTATGGTGGTAGGATTACATATGATATGAATTTTAGTTACTTAGACTCTAATAAAGTAATGCCTAGCACCTATCATATACAAAATCAATCAGACGATACTGTTATAAGTGATGTATGGCATTATACTCATGGCAGTCATATACCATTTATATTTACTCAAGACTGTGATAGTAAAGGTAATAACGCTGAATCAGATTATATATTTGCTAGATTTGCTCAAAGTGGATTATCAATGAGCCAGATAGCTCCAGATGTATTTAACATGTCTTTTAAGATTGAAGAAGAGTTTTAGTATCGGGTATAACTATATTCAAGTCTACAGCACACCATCTAATTATACGCTCTATAAACGTAGCAAACTCTTTAGTGGATAAGGTTTTAGTGCTTTGTACATTGAAGTGTGCTTTGATTGTTGAGTGCATTTCTTGAGTTGTATAGCCTAAGTCATCTGCTATAATCTGAACAATCTTCCAATAATAATTGTTCTGTTGGGCAGAGCGAACTCCAGTTTCGTGAAGTTCAAGATAATACTCTCCCGAAAGGTTAAGGATAGCATTATCAAACTCTGCCCTGTTTAGGAGAACCAAACTACCATTTTCTATCTTGCAAGGGAATCGCAATCTAGACATATCTTTTCATCCCATAGTTTCATATCAGGGCTACTCCACATTTCGCCCTCAAATATATTCCATTTTCTTCTGCATTCAGGACACCAAAATAAAGATTCATCTGCCCTAATCTCATCAGTTTTATGGTTCTCTCGTGATCTCTTTTCTATTATAGGACTATCAAGTGCATCAATAACCCATTGTATAGAATCAAGTTTTCGTGTTTTTTCTTTCGGCAATTATTCCACCCAACAATAATAAATAGTTTCTTGCATCCTGTATCCTGCCGATTATAGGTTCTTCTGAAGCCTCTTTACCATTAAGAACATAGTTCCTAATAGAGTCCATATGCTTTAGTAAATAGATCAAAGCAACATATTCTGCATTTAGCTCCATTCTTTCTCCAATGCTTTTAAAGTTCTTGAACTTATCTTCATTGGAGACAGTGTACTCTTCTCCTTTTACAAGCATGAGTCTATTCTCTTCTTCCTGCATAGACTCTGCCCATTTCATAAAGTCGGGTACATTCATTCTTCTTCCTCCACATATTTATTATAATCCTCGACTCTTTCAATAGTTATAGTATTGTGAGTGAACTGATTATATTCACCATAGTGCTCTTCTGCTATGATTACATTAACATCATCATTAATATTCCAACCCAACTCTTCTATAGTATCTTTAGGTATATTAACCATAGCTAGTGATGTACTTCTTAGTTTATAACTCATTTGTCTCTCCAATATACCCACCTAGACTTAGTGGTTTCCCAAGCACCACTTTCCCACAAACTACTATTATAAACTACTAATGCTAGTACAAACATTAACATTATCTCTATCATTTTATTCTCCTTTTTGTTTTAGAAGCGAAGGGAATATGCTATGGAAATAAGAATGAGTAAATAAAAGGATACACATTCCCTTGCCTCTTGTTAAGTTTTTGCCCCTGAACGCCAATCCATTTATCAGAATATTCATTTATAATTTAACCACCTAAGTTAATCTTATTAATTAATTCTATGGGGCAAATATTACTCGCCATATTGTTGCTCCATACCATCTACACATGTATCGCAGACTTCAAAGCTACAAACTGAGCAAGTTTTTAATTCTTCTATATCACCAATAAGTTCATTAACTATATCACTAATCTTATCGATGTGTTTCTTTATACCAGCTTTTGATAAATCATCCATCTCCATTTCAGTATGATTCCAAATGCTCATTACCTTATCTTTAATCTTTTTTACTTTCATTTAATTCTCCTAAAAATCAAATTCTATTTGTCTTAATTTAGTTATAATCTCCTCATAATCGCTATCTAAAAATTTTACTACTTGGTTCTTTCTTTCTTTTAAAGTCTCGTACCATTGGATGCCACGCTTTTCTATTGCCCATTCAACAAACTCGGCAGGAGTCTTATGAGCAGAGAATTTGGAGGAGAACACATGGCATCCAACGCAGAGACAAAAACCATTATCAATATCCCAACGAACAGAGCGAATAGACCTTGAGTAAAAATGATGAGCATTAAGAGGCTTAGTCTTGTGGCAGTATTCACACATTCCATATTCTTTAACTTTGTCTGCCCATGCTTGGTCTAATTTCTTTGATAATGATTTCTTCACAGAGGGATTAATTAGAATGGCATATCATCATTAACTACAGGATCATCAGTAGGAGTTAAGCCCTTAACTTTTTCACTGTATTCTAATATATCTAATAATGCCAAAGTATTTGCTTCAATGATTGACACATCTTTACCTGAAAGTATATCGCCTTTCTTAGTACCAAATAACTCAACAGCTAACTTCAAACATACTTGCTTATGTATGTCGTGAGTTCTCTCATCTATTGTCCTTGTGGTAGTAGTGGCAGGAGCAGATGCAGTTGTGCCCTCTAAAGGTTTAACTGTCCAAGCGGATTTATTAGGAGCATACTCTTCTTTTTGTATGCTTAACTTTGCACCCTGACTATAAGCTGATAACTTCCTATGTAATGCGTCTGTTGCAAAAAAGCTAGTCTCTACACCATCTTTTCTTACCCCATATAAGTACCAATTACCATAGGTATTAGTACCCGTTTTAGGCTGATTATATAGTAGCTCCACAACATTAGCATCAGTTGGATTTAGTTTGAATGTATCTTTATTTTCCATGAGTTTCATTATTCTCCTTTTTTATTACGGTTTTTATTGTCTCTGTTAAATCTTTAGACTCAACAGTTTTTCTACCATCCCTATATTCTACACTAGCACATTCTAGATAGGGATGCCTTGATTCAAAAGTATGAAGATAGTCTTGTACACCCTCAATCAAATCATCAATATTCATTCTCGTAATCGTTCTGTCTCCTTGAGTATACTCATCAATACCATCCCAACCTATAGTAGCGTAATATATAGCATCACTCTTCATGTTCTGAAATCTTTCTTAGAGTACAGGCATGTCTCTCTAATAGTTTAAATAGTCTGTTCCTTACAAAAGTGATCTCTTCACTACTGTAATCTTCAGGGAACTCAACTCTTATTGTCTCTCGTTTCATATTTAAAGTTACTCCTTTTCTTTAATATAAATCAACCTTTAATTAACTCTCCCCATAATGAAGTTTTACCATCTACAATCTGAACTAGATGTACAGTAAAAAATCCACTATGATAAAAGTCTACTATAGCAAAAGCATGTTGCCAATTATGTGCCCTATTACCAAGCCACTCATTAGCCTCTGCACTCATATCCTTTAGACAACCAATACTCCATGCAGACTTAACACCATCAATATGAGTCACGCTAGATTGCTGTATATCGTGATGATGACCATACATAACATTACCACCCATTCTAAGTAAGTGGTTTCTAGTATGCTGTATACCCGCATAATGATGTCCATGATAAAAATTTAATTTACCAATCTTTAACATCTTACCTAACCTATGGTATTTATAACCACGATCTTTTAATTGTAAAGCATTAGGCACTTTATAATTCTTAGCTAAATAAGGATTCTCTTCTACAAATCTATTAAGCCAATCTTCATGATTACCTTCAACAAAATGCCTCTCTTTAACATTAGCCTTATCTAAAGATTCATCTATTATATCCATACCTTTATTAACCTGAGCGATCTCTTCATCAACAAATGGCAACTGATATTCTAGCGGTGGTCGTTTCTTTTTTTTCCACTGCCAGTGACTCACGGAACTCCATTCTCCAGTGTCGCCTAGATCTATATAACCATCAGGTTTTATAATCTCTATAGCCTGACATACAACGCTTATAGCTTTCATATCAGCCATAGGAAAATGTTTATCAGGGGTTACTATATATCGTTTTACTTTCATATTAACTCCGCATTTATCCACTTATCCAATGCTTGTTCCCATTGATTATATGTGGCTTTGTTATTGTTATACTTAATCCAAACCTCATCAAACTCTTCTGTTAGTCTGTTACGCATATGTCTTATATGTCTTTCTTTACTTTGATTCCTGTATTTCTCATTACTTATAGCTGAGGTTTTATTCAAAAAGATTTTCTTTAAATTGGGTTTCTTCAAAATACTCATAATACCTACCATTAGTCAAATTGTATTTTAATTTTGCAGGATTACCTTGATTAGGTTTACCATTCTTATACTGGAATCTAATCTTATGAACATGAATACCTGCATAATCATCTTCATCTGTTTTATGTCTATGTACAGTTATAGCATTGTCACACTTATTAAACCAGTTGGCTGATCCGCTTATATCATACGGGGTAGGCACAACAGGCTTACGATTAACATCATTCTCCATTTTTCGTGGATGTGCTACTAACCATATATGTAATTCATTTACTTTAGCAAATGCACTTAGCTGTGAAAGAACTCTTGATATATATAAAGTCTCATTCTCTCCATCTCCGTATTTATGTTCAATCGTATTCCACGGATCTATTATAAGCCCATTTAAACCAAATCTATAATTAAGTATCTTAGCTTGTTCCATTATAGATTCAATGGTTACAGAGTCCTCTTGCGTACCTATAAACTTTATATGGTCATTGAGTATCTTCATAGAGCTTCGTGCTGTCTCTTCACTTAGTTTATCTTCTCCCCAAAATGCTTTACCTGAGAATTTACCTACTAGTTTAAGTAAGTGATGTTCTACTGGAAAGTTTTCTGCTGAGAATATACCGAATCTCCAACCATAGGATTGAATCATGTTGATCATTAATGCATCCATCCACTCTGATTTACCCATATTAGGCACACCTGTAACCACTGTAACCTCTGATGGGCTAACTAAATAATGCGGATCTACAGCACTCCAACCTGTAGATAAACCTTTGTGTTGAGGCTTTAATAATAAATCAATAGCATCATCTTCAATATCTTGAACCATTATAACACCATCAATAGGATAAGGATGTGCATTAGATACTATGTTTTGTACTTCATCCTCTCCATGTTTTATAAGTACATCATTCATATCTTTACACCCATCAGGATATGTAACTCTAAAACACTTCTCCCTACCTATCCTTCTTGATAACTCATCCCTGAGAAATTTACCTGCACTATCCGAATCAGTACATAATATAATTGTATCTGCACTCATTAAATACTCTTCTGCTGACAATAGATAGCTGAACTTCTTATCTGTTGGATTAGAACCACTTGCGGGTGCACCATCAGGTACTGATACAACATTCATAAAGCCCGCTTGTACCAGTGATAAAGCATCCATCTCTCCTTCGGTAATTATAATAGTCTCCATACCTTTCATAGAATCAAATCTATAAAAACACTTCTCAGCATTCTTAGATTGTTTAAATCTTTTATCTGCTGTCCGTGATTTAATATTAACTACTTCCTGATCTTTATAAAATGGAAAATGTATCCATCGGTTATCATACCCTATTTTCTCTGCATCAACAACTGCTCTAGTTATACACCTATCCTCAAACCATTTGTAAACTTCTTCAGGTAACTCTGTTTTAGGTGGATCAGGTTTTTCTATTGGTTGAATTGTTAAGTCCTTAACTTTTTCTTTTAATGATCCTTTCCAACCACAATGATGACAATGCCATACACCTTCATCTACATTTACTGATAGGCATGTATCGTATGATTTTTTCCTACCCCTACTGCATTGTGGACAAGTTGTTTTTACTTGCCCACTGCCATTAACAAATATTCCGTTCTCCTCAAAGGTCATTGTAATTGACTCCTGTAATTAGTTAATACATTATTCCACTTGGTAAAACCATTCTCTGATTTCTTTCTTAAGCTCCTTAATGATAAGATATTTCTATGCCAAAATTTATCCTGCAATGCCCAAGATACAACTCTTTTAATTAACTTATAATCTACATTATCTAACCTAATTAGATCGTAAATAATGTTTATTGATTGGTTAATTAAATTATTATCATCTTTCCAATCAGGATACAAATGTGGGAACCTACCACTCTGTATAGTATAAAAACTATTTACAACTTCCTTAATATATTTTAATTGCTCTGAGTTTATAGATTTATTAATAGGGGTATTTAATGCCTGTTTATTGGTATGAGATATATCTATATTATTATTATATAATAATGTTTTACCTGTGGTATTAGGGGTAGGCATACCCTCTTCCTCGTGAAATTTGTCTACCCCATCAACTGTAGGTAAATGGGTATGACTTGTAATTGGGTTTACCCCATTACCTGTGGGTATAGGGGTAATGTATCTTTTTATAAACCTCTGAGTACCTTCTTCAAGTTCAATTTCAACATGAATATAACCATTATCCCTAAGTTCTTTTAGGCATCTTGATACATATACTTTTGATATATCCATTATTTTACTAAAGTATATATTTCTTTTTACGCATATACCATCATCTTCTAAACTTGCTGTTATTTCACAAAATAACAATTTAGATAATGGTTTTAGATTCTTGTTGTGTCTTATATTAGTTGGCAATATGCCAAAATAACCATTAATCATTTTTCCTCCTATGATTAGAAACCTGCTGTTTTTCTTACTATGTGATCATAATACTGACAGTTATCTCCATTAGCAATCTTGCAAGGCTTATTATAATAATCCTGATCAATATACTGTTTGAGATCTTTATCAATCATTACCCCGCAACATTTATAACCAGTATCATAATTTGCACAATAATTTTTTACAGATGTTTTTATTGTGTTTTTTTCTCGATTCATCCTTAGCATGACTGCTCTCCTTACTTTTAGGTAATATGTTTTTTATAAAGGGATATGGCATATTTACTCCAGTGTTTTATAGGCACTACTAACTTATTTTCCCCGCCTAAAGTTTTATAAAAACCATTAGCAAGTGCCTGTTCTGAATCTATTTCATAGACATACTGCTTTGTAATATAACGAATACTATGGTATTCTGCAAGTGGAAACTGATCTACGTTAACAGTCCAACTTCCACCTGCCATTCTAAGTTTGCTAGATTCTTTTTCATGTTTATGTAATACATAGTTTTTTATATACGCTCTCATGCTTGAGCTCCAATATCATGTATCTCGTCATAGTCATCGTATAAATCACTTACTATGCTAGATCTTAAACCATCTAAAAAACTATCCATAGCATCTTCGCTCTCTTCCCAGTAATTTTGAAAATATAAACTAAGAAACTGTATTATAACAGTGGGTATAACATACTCTGAAAATTTTTCATACTTCAGGTTAGTGCCACCTTTTACTTGTTTCTCAAATATATCAATCATTGATTCATATAGTTTACTGCAATCTTTTTGAAATTGCTTTGATTTAAGATATCTATCGGTTTGTTGTTTATTCACTTTTTATTCTCCTTTTAGTTAAGTCTTAACTTTTTATTATTTCATATAATACAAAATCTCTAAGCATTTGTGCATGTGATGTTTTACCTTCGCATACAGGGCAAGTAACTTTAGATTTACCATACGTTACAAAGTCCTCATAAAATGTAACATACTTATTTATTACCTGCTTACCTAGCCTAGATTTTTCAATATCCATTCTCTCCCAACATTTATTGCATTTTTTACAATGCTTAATAGCTTGGTCTGCTTCTTTATCTCTCCATTCACAGCTAGTAGTTTTCATTTAATACCTCTAATCTGATGATTAAGTTTGAGAGAATAATACCTGTAGGTATCTACTTTAGCTCTCTCAATATTAAGTTCTGTTTTTAGTTTTGCTACCCATATAACGAGTGACATAATTAAAACAGATATTACAATATTTAATATAATCATTGTAAGTTCTCCTGTTGTTTGGTTTTAAGTTAAATATAAATATAAATTCGTGTCAAGCAATATTTTATTCTCTCTCTTTTTTATAACTAATTTCAACTTCTTCTTCTTTGTTAGTTATAGCTTTAACAATTTTAACTAGCACTTGATCATTTATTCCGTATGCATTATCTGCCATTCTTCTAATTAATAGATCTTGTTTCATACCTGAAAAAACTTTTTCAGATATTTTTAATTCTATCTTTTTATATTTTATTTTAGACATCAAAATATCCCTCGTTTAATCTACAAATATAATTACCTCTCATTGGCAAAGCTGAAAATATAAGCACTTGCTTTTGATCATCTTCGTAAACTTCATAAAAATTATTATTATTAGTTATTATAAAGTTTGCTTGTTTACACTCGTTTAAAGTTTGCTTTAGTTCTTTTTTATTCCAAATTCTAACTCTCATTTTTTAATCCCTTCCATGTATTGACATGTGACAATTAAAACAAATAACATCACATTTTTTAATTTCTTTTAAAATATTATCCCATGAAAAATTCATCATATCAGAAATATTAGCTACCTTATTATTTTTTTTGTGGTGAAATGTCAGGGATCTAGTGCTAAAATTATTTTTATCTCTTGCTTTAGAATACCCGCATTGACATTTAGCTTTTAACTTCCATGCATTAAGTTTTTTTCTGTTGGTATTCCTTCCGCTAGGTAAGTTTTTTTTGTGCTCCCAGTGACATTTTTTGCAAGGTTTACATAAATATTCATTATTATTTTTATCAAATTTTCCAGTACCGTTAAAATATTTTTTAGTATTTGGAAATATTTTTTTGCAAAATTTACACTCTTTAACCATTAGTTAAGCCTTAACTTTTTATAAATTAAATAAATAAAGTAGATCCAAAATGTAACAGGGATCAAAATATTCATTAGTATTAAAAAATAATGTCCTCCTAATATTAGCAATCCTAAAAATGATCCTAATGATAAGCCCAAAAATACCGCTAAATGTTGCATTTTTTATTCTCCGCTCTTACTTCTTTTTCAATATGATAAATTAATTCATCTAGTATAGGTAAACTAGTTTCGAATTGATCTCCCATTTTAATTAACTCTTCCCTGTGTTTATTTAGTTGTTCCAGTATTATTACAATATCTTCACCAAATAAACCTATTTTATATAGATGTTCATATTCTACAACAGAATTTATTCTAATCATTTTTTTCCTCCAGTTTAGTTAAGTCTTAACTTTTTTAGTGTATTGGTATTACTATTTCAAAGTCTTTAAATGTCGTATTATTACCGCATGCATGACCTATTGAAGTACATGATCCGCACAAGCTCGGACATACAAAAACTTTTTTCTTAAATTGCTTTCGTATTGATTTTTTAGATCCTTTGACCGCTGTAAAATTACCCCTGACAAAAGATTCCTTTTGTAATATTGGTTTAAGATAATCAAACCTACCGCCATTAGATAAATTTAAAACGTAATTAGACGGAAAATTAAAACCCGTATTAATAAGCTCCCTAAATACGTTTAATGACTTACTGTATCCATAGGCATTAACCCGCTTATTATTTTTTAATAATTGCATCCAGTTTTTTAAATGATCTGTATTATTAAAATCACCGTCAACGTATAGCCTAAAATCTATTTTATTTGAATGTTTGAACTTATTACTGTTGATCATTTTTTCAAGTTCTGTTTCAATTATATTAAAATCATCCATTAAAATCGTGTTTTGTAATTGACCAAAAAATACCGCTGGATATCTCCAGCCTTTTAATGAATAACAATAATCCAAACAAGCACCCGCACCCACGCAATTAATTACAGGTAGATTTGAAAAACTTAAAAACGGTAATTTTGAATTGCCAACTTTAAAAACATTGTAAGGTAGATCCCCGCCAACAGTTAACCAGTTTATGAATTTTTCTATATGATAGCCGTTTGAATTTGGTTTGTAAATTGCACCCTTTACAAGTAAGCTATCTAATAATTTAATTAACTCTATTTGGTTGTTGTGTAATCTAGCAATTTTAAATTTAGTTTGTTGATCCAGTTTTATATCTGTATACATTTTTAATTCCTCCAAATAATGTATTTTAATTTATATTAAATCTTTATTCAATGTCAATAAATATTTAAGTCTTAACTTTTTTTGATCCTGTATAATTTTTGAGCTCTTAATTTTTTGCCGTTGCTCCAATCTTCAACAGATCCATTTTTGATACAGGCTACATGCCCACTGACTGACATAATAAAATTACCTGTAGATAAATAATCTAAACAGTTGTTGACGGTTAAATCTGTTGGCAGACCTTGAACTGTAGGCTGTTCATTATATTTTAATTCTTTATTATCCTTATGAGTTTGAGCCCAAATATAAGTTTTGTTATAAGATCCAGTTTTTAAATTATATGTTCTTTTTAAAATCTTTTTTTCAAAACAATCAACTTTGTAATTAAATTTTTTGGCAAGTTCAAAAATTATTGAGCTCATCCAATAACCCTTATTTCTTTTTCTGCCATGCTTAAAAAATAGATCCTGCATTTTTTTGAATGGAATATCAAAAGCAATGGAACTAGCAACAACAGTACAACAATTTTTGTCGTTTAAATATTCTTCTGATCTTTTAATAGTTTTGTAATTCATATCCTGCCTTTATGAGTTATGGCGGGGCTATTAACCCCGCCTAATTTAGTTATTTTAGTTCGTTTATTATTTGCTCATTACTTAAATCTACCTGAATAAATTCAATTAGATCATTAGCAAATTTTTCATGTTTATCCATTAGTTTCCGCAATTCCTCTTCGAACTCTTTTACTTCTGTTTTTTTCTCTTCAATTACTACTCTAAACTGTCCTAGATCCTTATCAGTGAAATTCATTAAACATTTACTATCTGCATTAAGCATAGGCAGATTAACTTTTTTAATTGTCAATTTCTTAACTTTTTTATCTTTATCTAAAATAGAAACTTGAACGCTTTTTTCCTTAATCAATGTTTGAAGTCTTGTTTTGATCCACTTCTTACAGCGTTCCTGCTGTAGTTTAGTCCCATCTGTAAAGATCTTATTTAATTCACTGGTGAGAACTGTTTCCCCTGTTTCAGCATTCATGTTAATAAGATCTCTTTTTAAGATATCTGTAAAATGTGAATCCTGCTTAACAGCGTTCATTCCTTTATTTATCATATCTTGGACATCTTTAACACTTGGCTTATCTGCACCATCTAAAAAGTTAACTGTATTTAATTTACTCATTTTATGTTTTATCCTTATTCTAATTAAAATTAACGTTTTAATTTAATCAATATTTTCAAATGTCAATAGCTTTTTTTGTTAAGTCTTAACTTTTTTTTGTATACCTTATATATGAGTAAAAAAATTCTATAATTTTTTATTTTTTGTTAAAAAAATGATCCCAAATTAATTTTTTCCTTGCATTTCTCAAAAAGCTTTTAGAGCGGTCTAAATGGCTATTTATGGAGCTTTTTTAAGTAGTTGTAGTTTGGTATTAAAAAACTTTTTTACACTGTTTTAGATACCAAATACGGCTAAGATCCTCGGTAAAATATGGCTGAATTTAACCTGCATCCAATTAGGCATTAATTTAAACCTTGTATATTAGATCTATTAGTAGTACATACAAAACAATTAGGACAATTCCTAACAAAACTTTTATCTATTTTGGATTTTAATTTGCATACGTTCACACCACCCACAATGTCAAGTAAAATCTTTTTTTATTTTTTATTTGGTATTGTGCCTAAAACTCCGTAAACTTTAGATTTTGCCCAACTTTTTTTAAATAATACTTGACAAGTACCCATAGGCGTATGTAAATTTAGGGGTTGGCGTTAGTCCGCATTCCCCATAAAATGTTATATAACAAACACTTAGCCCCATCTTATAAAAAAGTTTTCAAAAGAAAGTCCTAATAAAAGCTACGCTTTTATCTTATGTATTGTATAGTAGCATTTGTGCCTTATTAGGATTCAGATGAAATATCTTGTATAAAAAAATTAAAGTCCGTAGAATATACCATAAAATAAGGATTTTATTATGAGCGTTACCCTTCCAGTTAAGTGGAAACCAGAGAAATCTATCGCTATAGATATGTTAGTTAGTTCTCCAGAGTCCTCAATACAGGCTGTTGCAGATAAAGCTGGAGTTACGACAAATACGATACGGAATTGGTTTAAAGATCCAGAGTTCGTAGAAGTTTATTATCAGAAATATATGGTTACATTTGGTGCGAGATTGCCTAATGTTTTAAATAGTATGGTTCGTGAGGCTGAGGCTGGTAATGTTCAAGCTGGTAGACTTGTATTAGAACATTCTGGTAAACTTATAAAACGAGTAGAAGTAAATAATCATCAAAGTCCTTTTGAAAAGTTCTTAAATACACAAATTCCAGAAGAGGCTGAGGTAATTGAGGACATTGAGGTATTACCACAACGACCAATAGTTCCAGAAAATCCTTTAAAAATAAAACTAGAAGAGAAAAAAAGAGAAAAGAAAAATAAAAAAAGACGAGAGGCTCGTAGATGGAGAGAAAGAGCAGAGGCTGTTAATATTCCTCTACCTAATAAGGGTAGACAGACACCTAGACAGCGAAAAGAATGGCAGGAAAAAATAAAAAAACGAGAAAAAGCATTAAATATCAAAGTCCTTTAGAAAACTTCTAGTGTCAAATGACTTACATTCTGGACATTCTTGATTTCTATCTGGTTCGATAGATAATACTTCCCAAACCCAATGGCATTTAAGACAAATACACTTTAAAAACCCAAAATCGTTCATTATGATTTACCCCAAGACTCATTTTCTATAGAATACTTAGATAAATAGGTTTGTATTTCTTTATCTATGGCATTTTCTTGTGTTTTTTGATAGGGAGCGATAATTTGACTTAAAAATCCTAATAGGTTATTGTTTATAACCATCAAATCTTCTAATTCAAGTATTTTTTTGTTTAAGTCTACTATATCTGATTCTCTTTGAACCATATAGTCAATTAGTAGCCTTAATAATTCATTATCCATTTATTAATCTATGGATAATAACCAATTTAATACAATAACTTATTTTTTAAGAGCTTTGTTTATATTATCTATAAACTTTTTATCAACTTCTTTTTGATAATTTTTTGTTGCCCCAATAAAGTCTTTTACATCTGTCTCTTTTCTGACATTAGCCCATTCTCCTTGATTATGTTTGTATCCATATTCAAGTATAGCTAATTCACCTTGCTTTGACTTTACACTGTTAAGCATTTTCCCAGAACTAATGAGAGGCTTTCTACCTTCTTTTCTTGCTGTGTAAGATGTTAATCTTTTTCCTTTTGTGCTTACGGAGTTATTAATATTCTCTTTAGTACCTTTTTCTGCCCCAACAGCATAATCAACAGAATACTTTCTTAAAAGCTCTGGTAAATTATTAGCCAGTTTACTAAAACTAAAATTAGTTGTTATCTTTAATTTCATCTACAGGATTTTCTTGCTCATTAATACTTCTATTCTCGTCTATAATAGCTTGTGCTTGACTTACTGTCAGGTCTTTGTTATCACGAACCATTATCTTTGCTCTAGTAATAAGATTATTCTTAATATCAAATTCATCTTTTAATATCTGATCTTGGATAGTCTTTGGATACTCTACTTCTTCAAAGTCTACACCAAATTCTTCTGGCAAACTAACACCGTTATAACCAGCAATAGTTCTTTCAACATCATAGAATTGCTTTTCATACATTCTCCAAAGAGCAATGTCATCATAATAATCTTCTTTTCTCTCCATATCTTTAATCATAAGAGAAATACCACTAGGAACTTCACCACCAGATTCTGCCCAAGTAATCCACAAATGATTATTGGTAGCAACTAATTCCATTTGAAACTTAATATTGTTTATTGCCTCATCGATATTTCCTTGTGGGCTAGTAATATTGTAAGCCCCTTCTTCTCCCATATCGAGGATAGTATTAGAACCAGCTCTTAACATGCTTTGGTCAGCATTTAAACCTGTTACCCACGGTTGTCCAAACATATTAAACCTCATACCAAGATTCATTTCAGTTAAGGCAATATTAACTTGCTCATTGCAGTTTACAATATCAGATGCTCCTTCAACAAAAAATGAGTCTATTTGATCTTCCCTATGGGTAAATACAAAAGGAATTATACCATATGGATTTGCAGACTCAGACATCATATTGCCATCTTCATCCATAACTCCGTACTTTTCAGCATCCCAATACTCCCACTGTAAAGCCTCTGTATTAGACAAATCAGATGTGCTATTCAATAAAGGATAGACAATAGCATTTGGCTCAAAAGGATTATCACCAAAGTATGTTTCAAAATAATAAATAGGTCTATAATCAAAAACTCCATCCATCCAATAAACTCTATTAGCAACAGTTCCTAATAGCCTAGTCATTCTCTCAGAGTGTTTCATACGAACATCTTTAGTAGGAATAAGCTCATTATACTTCTCAGAGTTTCCTCCTGCTGTTCTTTTAGCACCTAAACTGTATATTCTGCTAATTTTATTAATAAATTTTCTTGTAAAGTTTGTAAGAGTTGGGGGGATTTCACTAAAAGCATCGCCATTAAAATAATGGTCAATGTATTGTTCCGTAGAAACACCAGAGTAATAATCTAAATGTTTTCTTATCTCCTTCCGTCTTTGATGAGCCATCATTAGTTTTGTTTCTAATAATTTTTCTTTTATCATCTGTTTTGTCATCTTTGTATCCTTTTCATTTCCTTATTTCTCATTGGGAATCTGTTAATTATAAAATACCTAAAAGCATCGTTTCCGTGATCGTGGAAACCATCCTTTAATGGTTCTTCTTTAATTGGTTTACCATCTTGACTTTCGGGGTATCTATACTCCTCAAAGTCCTCTATCATTTCAGTACATCTTCTGTCTACATGTACTCTTCTTAATCCATCAGCACTTTCAAAGAATCCTCTGGTATGTGCTATACTTGCTACTAAATTTCTACTTACCCTATCTCTTGCAGATAGTATTCTAATACCACTTCTTCTAAATATCTCCATATCCCCAGCTCCACTTTGTCCTTGCACATTACTTCCAGCAGGATCACCGTAGTATGAAAGAATAGGATAACCTTTAGTTTTTATCATTTTAATTAAATCTTCGGTTTTGATATTTTGTTTGTGAAGTATCGTATCAAATATTCTAATATGTTCTGTACCTCCATCATATTGTGTCTGAAGAAATAAAACAGCAGGTTGCCTGTATCCAAAGTCAATACTACAATAAGTAGGCAAATTAGGATCGTACTTATAATCGCCAACATCTAAATCTCTATTAAAATCCCAAACTTTACCCTCAAATACAGAAAACTCTGCACCAAATTCTTGTCCAAACAACTCTCTTGACATGTTTCTTTTTCTCTCTATTATAGCAGGATCTTCGATTCCCAATGGAAACTCATGCTCATTTACCCAAGATGGAGCAGTATGACTTTCCCACATAGGATCGTCTCTACCTAATTTAAACAAATCATATATCCAATTTCTACCTTCTGGGGTAGTTATAAAAATAACTTTTCCTTTTCTACCTGCTACAGTAGGAGATAAATACATATCCCAAATCTTTTTATTCATCTTAGCAACCTCATCAATTACGAGTAGGTCAAGACCTTCTCCCACAAGACTTGATGGATTATCTGCTGACATACCTTCAACTACTGTACCCCATTTAAAACGAATGTACATATCTTTTTCTGATGCTTTATCAACATCTTCTGGATGTCCAATAACCATGCGTTGCCAAATCTCACGAAATATTAATCTCGCTTTCTTGTAAGACATCCCAACAACCCATATACGCTTATTTGGTTGAGATGCTACATAAGTAGCCTCCATAGCACTAGCCCAAGTCTTACCAAACCTTCTCCCACATACTACGACTTGAAATCTCGCATCCTGTTTTTCTGGGAAATGTAGTGCTACTTGCCCTTGATGTGGTTTGTATCCTAAGTAATCAAACCATTTTTTCTTAAATTCGTAATTTTTTTCTTGCATTAGATTACTTTCATAACTTACATTATACCATATATTAATGCAAGAGTAATTCTTGCAATTTCAACTAACTCACTAAAGAGGTAAAAATGTCTGAAGAAAAGACCATCGAACCAGATGTAAAAAAGGAAACCGACACACAAGTCGAAAACAATGTACCAATATCAAGGCTTAATGAAGTTATATCTGAAAGAAATAAACTTCGTGAACAAATGGAAGCCTTTAAACAAAGTCAGGAAGATCAAAAGAAAGCTGAACTGCATGAACAAGAAAAGTGGCAAGAACTTAATACTGAACTTGTTAAAGAACTTGAATCTTACAAACCATATAAAGAAAAGTGGGATGCTATGGATACAAGGTTGCGTGAAGATGCTTTTTCTAGACTTCCCGAAGATAAACGAGAAAAATTCTCCAATGTGGACACTCAAACATTGCTAAGTATCGTGGATGAGTTTGCTGTTAAAAAAGAAAACCCACCAGATAGGAAAGGAACTGTACCTACAGAAAAACTAGGGAAAGTTACTGAAATGAGCATGGATGAGAAAAAGCGTAATTGGAGTCAAATATTAGAATCTTACAAGAGGTAAAATAAATGGCTTATGCTACCCTACCAAACGGTATTACAGGTGATACAGAAGTAGATGTATTTATTCCAGAGCTGTGGAGTGAATATGTGTATGATTATCTGCAAAGAAAATTGGTTTTTAGACCATTAGTAGACGACTTTAGTGAATTAGTTAGTGGTAAAGGTGATGTTATACATGTACCAATGCTTTCTGAAACTGGAGTTGAAACAAAATCAGAAAACACAGCAATTAAGTATGATACTGATGCTGGTGCAACATCTGATATTACAATTAATCAACATAAATATGTCTCAAAATTATTTGAAGATATAGCAGTCATACAGGCAAATCCTGGTATGGTTGAGAAATATTCTCAGGCTTTTGGATATGCCCTAGCTAAAGAGATTGATGCTCATATTGCTAGTAAGTTGATTACTGTTAATAACGGTGCAAGTGCTGATACTAACTTATCAAATGATAATGTTATCTCAGCATCTGAATTACAAGGTGCATTAGCATCTTTAGGCGAAGCTGACCTTGATTATAGAGACGGTGAGTTAATTCTTGCTGTAAATCCAACAATCTATGCTGATTTATTAAATGAAGATAGACTTGTTAGGTTTGACTCTACTGGTCAAGCAAATGGCGGTATGCTTTCTGGAGTTGTTGAAAAAGCATATGGTATGCCTGTTCTTATGTCTAATGCTCTTGAAAATGGAGCTAGTGATGTAGCTGGTGTAATTTTCCACAAAACTACAGTTGGTTTTGCAATGCAACAGGACATTAGAATGCAGAGTGAATACGACATAGATTATCTTGGTACTAAAGTAGTAGCAGATGCTATCTATGGTTGTGCATTAATCCACTCAACTCGTGGACATATATTCACAAACGCTGATTCGTAAATAATCAGTTAGTAATAATCGTGGGGGTGGATAGTCTGCCCCCACATAATTTCACTATGCCAAGTGATCTTGGGCGGTAAGTGATGAGAACACAAGGAGATTAAATGTCAAAGAGACACTTTTCAGTATTAGAATCAAACAATGTAGCACTAGGGCAAGGCGGTTGCCTATTTGAGGATGGCACTTCTGCTATCACAGGAAAGAAAATAGTAGCTATACAATTTTTAGAGGACTCAACCTTTACAACACTAACACCAGCAGATAGTTCTTATATGGGTACAGCAGGTGGCAATGGAGATGCAATAGATTCTTCTAATACATTTCCACAAGGAGTTACAGTATTTGGTAGATGGACTGCATTCACATTAGCTAGTGGATCAGTTGTAGCATATCTAGGCTAACATGCTAGGATTATCTAGTAGTTTAGTCAAGGGTGGTGCATCCCTTTTAACCTTTGTTAAGGACAACCTTAAACTATACCTCGACTTCAAATCTAATAAGTCAGACACGCTAAAGTTCCCATCAGAAGGCTCAACAGATTTCGATGGTAGTGATTATATTTCATTTTCTAAAATAACTTTTGCTGATGCTTTTACTGTTGGGTTTTGGTTTAAAGGCGATACTGAAACTGATTATAAATTAATTTTAAAAGATAGCACAGGTGGTTCATCTAATGATATTTTAGTAAAAGATACTAATGGACAAGTTACTATTAGAATTAATGGAGCATATAAAGCAATAATAAGCAACACTCCTCATAATACATGGTGTCATATTGTATTTACGAGAGATGTTGATGGAAATATTAAAACATATTTAAATGCAGTTGCAAGTGGTACAAGTACAAGTACACATACTTTTGCATTAAATACTATTGGTTCTTCAAGTTCAGGAGCAACATTTAGTATGGCAAATCTTGCTATGTGGACACGAGAACTATCTCCAGAAGAAATCCAATCCATAATGAACAAATCCTATAGCCAACTAAAGGGTGTAGAAAAAACAAGTTTAGTTATGTGGCAGTCTCTTGATAGTGCAAGTAATGGAGTAGTACAACCTGCAACAGGTGAAGAATTAGGAAATGAAATATCTGGTGACCCTACTTTTGATAATGCAAGTAATTGGCTTATTATTTTAGGTACTGGTAGTTTAGATGTTAATACTACAGTATTAGGAAAATTAAGTGCAGTAGATGCTCAAGATAAAAGATTATATAAATATTCCATATTAACA